TCCATGATATTGATGGTTTCAGCAGACTTAACTCCTACCATCACGTTACCTGCACTCTTAATCAGAGATGCAGTTTTTGCACCCAAAACAGAACTAGTAACCAGCAGAGCTTCATTCTGCTCGGTATAGTTTGCAAGTGCTGATACGTCAAATGCCATTTTTCTTAGTTTTTATTGTTTAGAATTGCGTTGCGATATCTATTAAGTCTTTCGAACTTAATGTCTTTAGAAGATTCAAACTTAAAGCTAGGCTTCTCAATAGGGTCTGCCTGCGGTACTTTAGTCAGCTCTTCGATTAATTCAATTACTTGAGAAAACCCCTGCACTGATTTCTTTTCAATTTCAGCGAGCTTGTTCTTCAAGATTTGATTCTCTTCAGCTAGAATGTCAAGCTTTGCCTGAAACTCAGCAGCCATCTCTTCTACCTTTTCATCCATTTTCTTACCTGCTTCGATTTCTACTTCCACAGAAGGTTCTTCGGCTTGCTTGATTTCTTTAATCAAACCACCTTCGGTTACAATCTTCTGTCCATCAGCAAGTTCATGCTCTCCATCAGGAGCAGCAGAGCCATCTTCAAGTTTAACCTCACCACCTACTTCAAGAGCACTAATCATTACTTTAGTGCCATCAGCAAGAGAGTACTCAGCCATCTCGACTTTTTGCTCTGGCTCTTGGGGCATATCTTCAAAGAGTGCCCTTATTTTCAAAATTGCATCTTTTGGATTCATAATACTAAATGTTTAATTATAAATATAGTTACCACTTAACCTCTGATAAGATTTTCTTTACTTCAGCTAGTATCTGCTCATCCCTTCTTGGTTTCTTAGAATACTCAAAGATTCCTTCTACTGAAAACCCATTTAAATTACCAGCCTTAGCCTCACTCCAAGCGTAGTCGTTATCTACTTTCATAGAACCAAACCAGCTGCCATCAGGAGCATCCTCAAAACCCTTCATCGGTAATATGCCTCTAGATTTATCTGATATAAAGGATTCAAACATATAAACATCCTCTAAGACCATATCTTGCCTGTGGTTAATGTTTACATTAAACTGATACTTTTTCTTAAAGTACCTCTGAACAATCTGGAAAATAGTATCCTTAGAGAATATAACATAATACTCGCCATGACTATCATCCCTGCGATATATCGGAGTATCTGCCAGCATAATAGCACCAGAAATAATACGCTTCTCTTCATTGGCTATACTAAGTTTAACTTTATCGTTAAACGCTTGCCAGTTCTTCTGAATAGCTGGTCTTTCTACTAATGATACGAAATTCACCTCAGCATTATCGCTTAGGTCTTCGCTTATCATTAGCTCGTAAATAGGAAGTTCCATAACTATAAATGTTTGTAATGTTTATTTTTATCGCTTACCCAAACCTAGCTCTTTGTTTAATAGCTGCTATCCTCTGCTGGCTAGCCGTTATATCTGTCTCCACTACATAGGCTCTGATAGCTGCATTCCCTAAGGCATTTATTGTTTGTTGAGATAGACTTGTAGTTAAAAGACCAACACTTGAAGGTGTTATAGGAATATTAACGCTAGGGACAGATACCCCAGCACCACCCTTTGGAACCTGCACTCTATTAATGTTTCTAACCGCTATAAATCCACTAGCTGCTGCTGTTGCTGTTGCTGCAACTTTCTGTATTGTTCCAAAAGGTTCTGGTATTACAGTTTTATTAGCCCATATTTGAGTAATGCCTAAAAATGTATTTATTAAAGCTTGTGCAGAGCTTAATACTTTTCCTGCTGCTGTCTCCTGTCCTACTACTTCCCCTAAAGCTCCTAATGCGTCTGCTGTCATAGCAAAGGCATCCTGTTTTGATTTTTCATAATTAGCTGTATAATTAGCTAATTCTTCTTCATTCTTTTTTAATTTATTAGCTGCTTCAGTTTCGGCTGATACTCTTAACGCAATTCTTTTTAAATTTTCCTCTAATGAACCTTGTATTACAACATCTGTTTCTTTAATTGAATCTTGCCTTCTTTTATTTATATCTATTAAAGGGTCTTCATCTAATTGCCCTTTTTTTAGCTTTTCAAGATATTTATCTCTTTCTTCTTTTTCTTTTTGTAATTGCTTATCTCTTCTATCCTTTTCTTTTTTATCGTTTTCTTCAGCAACCTTTCTTCTATTTGCTTCCCTATCTGCATCAGCTCTTGCTATTTCTCTATTAGCTTTTTCTCTAGCTTGTTTTATTAGTTCTGTTCTCTTTGCCTCAGTTAACTCCTCATCTTTAAGAAACTCATTTTGTTTTTCTTTAAACTCTAGATTAGCTCTTATTTTACGCTGCGTATATTCATCATACTTATCAGCGTTTAATTCTAAAAATCTATTAGTATCTTTTATAGATTTCTCATTATCGCTTATAAGTTTAGCTATTTTTCTTTCTGCTTCTGATGTGATTCCTATAAAATCAGTTACTTTGTTTATTATATTTCCAATAAAATCTGCTACTTGATTAAGACCCGGCACTAAATTTAATACGGTCTTTTTTACCTTATCAAAATTAGCAACTAATAATCCTAAACCTACCACAAGAGCACCAATTCCAGTTGCAACAATAGCTCCCCTTAGGGTACTAAAAGCTGTAACAACTTGTGTTTTTATTACAGAACCAAGATTTTTAAATGAATCAATACTATTACCTATAGATTCTAAACCTTGAGATAAAGCTAATGCTGATTGAACCTTTAATAGTTGTTTTTCTAATTCTTTAGATTCCCCACCAAAAAGACCTATCGCTCCTTGAACGGCTGCAAATCCACCTGCTACACCTTGTAATGCACCAGTTAATGCTCTAAATTTTTGGTCTGGATTAAATGCTTCCGTTAAAGCTCTCGCATCTCCTATCCTATCTTTAAGTTCCGCTGCCCTCTTAGCTGCCTCTATAGCCTCCTTACTTGTTGCACCAAATTTATCAGAAAGGATAGCAACCTCTGCTTGTGCCTCTCTTAATTGTTTTTTTAGCGAGCCGACCGATTGGTTAGCATTACCTTCTATATTTATCTGATAATTTAACTGCTCTGCCATCTTAATCTATTTTATCTATTACTTTTAATAGCTCTACTTTCGTTAATTTATACTGTACTGGATTATAGTTTTCTATTCTATTTAATCTAAATAATACATTATCAATATATATGTATTTTGAAAAATCCAGATTCTGTATATCCAAACTATCAATTAATACTTGACAGGTCAATAGCTTACTATCCTTATCCGTAATCTCAGACATATAATCAGAATAGTTTGCATTAAAGAGATTCGTAGTCGGGTATGTTGTAGCTGGGAAATATATCTCTGCTGGTGCACCCCAATTAATATCCTCTGTAGGACTATATGGACTATCTAAATGTCCTGCGTATCCGTATGCTGTTTGTGAAGTTAAAGTTGTAGAGCCGTTCTTAATTGCGTATGTTGTTCTCCCTGTTATTTTTTTGGCTTGCATAATTCTTATAACGCAATCCATTGGGTCTTCGGTAGTGTTATTACTAGATAATTTATATATTGCAGGAAATGCTTTATCTGTTCCATCCTTTTGTATTAGAACACTAGATGCAAAGATTATTTCTGTGCTATCTGTTTCTTTAACAAAATCAAATTGAGTATCGTAAATAAAATCACCGTAGCCTTCATTGAATTTCTTCCTGTAGTTTTCTGCGTAGTAATCATTGTCTGGTTTATATTTAAACTGAAAGTATCTAGCGTTTATTTCGCTCATTGGTTTTATAGTCCAATTAGACCTATCTACCTTATCAGACCAATCAATAGTTTCTCCAGTATAGAATTGATTAAATGGTTTTATAATAAGTTTTTTTTCATCTATTGGGTCATCGGTTACATAGAGATTAAACATTTTGCAGATAGAGATAAAAAAATCCCTCTGAAATATGCCCTTCGGAATTAATTGATTCATTACTAATACCTCATCGTATCCTATAGCAACTTCTGTAGCTACAGTATTTATAACCTGAAAATCGCCAGAGAATAACTGATATTGAGTGATATTCGTGCTCATCTGTACGGAGAGCTGGTTAGTTGCGTCTAAAGTTACACCATTAACATCTAGATTTAGGTTATATGTTTGAGTATTATTAGTTACATATCTCTGCTCCTCTTTCAGTATTGTTGCACCTTTGTAAAGTGTAATAGTAGCTGTTACAGGTATTGGAGATTTTATTTGTAATACAGGTCGGCATTTTATATTAACAACCGTTCCGTTAGTTCCTGTAAATGTAATCGGGTTGCTTCCTGTAAAACTTCCAGCAGTTAATACGGTTATCGGCAAGTTCTGTGCACTAGTTAGGCTAGTAGAAAAATCAGCATCAAAAATAGTATTAGATACCTTACTGACTATCCTCTGGTTATTAGGTATGACTAGTCTTTGCATTAAAGCAGAAGATAAGAACTGAAAGTCCCAAGTATAACCAGATGCAGCTAATATCTTCTCTAGTATTTCTTTAACATAAAACGCTGGTCTAAATGCTTTATATTGAAAATCTATTTTATTAACTGAAACATCTCCATAATCTATCAAAGGAAAATAAACTCCAGAGCCAGCTATAGTATCCCAGCTATTTATTATGTTAGTATAGTTCCAAGCTCTATCGTATGCTGAAAAGTCTAAATCATCTGCCTGCTGGTCATTACCTGTTAATTTTTTATTTCCTAGTGCTGTTATAAATCCACCTAAATCTCCAAAGACAGAGCACTCATAGTTTATCTTTCTTTCTTGCTGTGTTATTTGCAGTATTCTTATAATGCCTTTAAATATCTGGATATTGTCTATAAAGATTCTACATTGAGCGGATACGCTAGCGTTAAAGTTAGTATATACTCTTGGAAGGTTAGGGTCGTACGGATTGGATAATGGAAGAGAGAAAGCATTACCGAATATAGCGTTATTATTTGGAGTACCTGCTATATTGATAGTCTTACTAAAACTAGTATTCCTACTAGCAAAATCTTTAATATCGTCAATAGCATAAGAGAACTCCGTGTCTATCTCAGAGTTTAAGTCTAGCTTGTTGTTCTCTACGTATATCTCAGTCCTCATCTAAACTGGCTATTTATATTTTTAGGAATCTCTGCCTCTAGTTCTAAGTTAAATACTTTATCTACTGCCTCTGTTTTAAATTGATAGTTATCCGTTGTTATATACAAAGGAAGATACATAGATTGAACCTCTAAGTAAACTGAGCTTGAGGATACAAGCTGGGCTAGGAAGTCATAATCTATCTGTGAAACCCAATCGCTTGTTAGCTTTATCCTTTCGGTGTGCCTAATACTAAACGGAGTCTTTGTTTCATTAAATCTATTATAGCTATCCCATGTTTTCATTTGTCCACTGCTTCGCTGCCATTCGCTGCGAGTGTAGAAATCCCTTTCATAATTTGCTGAGCGTCTAGTAACAAGACTAAAGGAGAAGGTGTCATATCCTCCGAGTCTGTTAAGAAAGTGTACGTTATATCTAGGGTATTTGTTGCAGTCGTGGTAGATACGTACTTTTCGGGAAGTTCCAGCTCCAGATATATAAAATTCATAGGAGTAAGTATTTTCTGTTATTAATGTAGAGCCAGCCCATGTATTTATAGCAGCTGCCGATAGATTAAACATATTGAAAGAGCCTGACATATTAGCTAGAGCAGAATAAGTAGCCACTAGCGTTCCAGAGCTATCATAGGTTTTTACATACGCTGTTTCGTTTACTCCCTCATATTTTAAAAAGGAAATATAAAACCTATCTCCGTATTTTACTTTGACATTACTAATATCTCTCTCTGTTAAAAAGTTATCGTAATAGTTAGCTAGAGCGTTAGTATATACGTTCTGTACAGTTGTATTCCCAGAACCATATAGGTCAGAGAATATAGGATAGTAAAAGTTAGAAGCAGAGAAATTACCACTAGCTAGGTTTGTAGTTACCACCCCAGAAACCTCTTCGCCTATTTGCAGTTGATATGCTACGCTGTATTTGTTATTAGATGTAACTAAGATACTGCTTCCGCTAGGCTCAAAATAGTTTGTTATATAATTCCTGACTATAGGGGCTGAGTTAAAATACCCATAGGTATCAGTAGGATTAGGGAATACTTTAGAACGAGATACTAGTGTACTATTAACGAGTACATCAAATACAAATTTAAAGTTAGTAGTCCCTGCGTTAGTAGAACTAGTCGTTATCCAGATATCGTCATTAATTGACTTATCGTTTGGTGGGTTACTTATTATCGTTATTGCCATACGTTCTAAAGTTTAAAATAATATCACCGCCTAGTGCTTCCGCTACTGCGTCTTTAAAGTCTTGGGTAAAGTTTTCTTTAATAGCCTTATCGAAATAAAAGGTTGCTCTTAGACCATTCTTTTTAATCCCTACGGATATCGCATAGGCTAGTCGTTTTTTATTCTCTGCTTCTGAGAGTACCTTAGCTAGTTTCCTTCTCTTTCTTTGTACCCCTGTAGTATCTACCTTATCTAGCCTGATTGATTTCCGAGCTAAGTTTAGCCAAGCATAAATACCAGCAGCCATTTTCCGATTAGGGTACTTATTCTTAAAGCTATATTTACCTGTATTTTTTTTAGGTTTATTTCCTCCTACACCTCTTACACCCTGATTGACAAAGTCGTAGTATTCAATCTGCTTAGAATTAATAGGATAGCCTACCTCTAATAAATATCCTGTAGAGGTTTCCGATACCTGCGGAGCTGCTACGTCTAATAAATCCCCAGAGCTTATAGCTTTAGATTGGGTTAGGTTCTTAACAATACTTCGGTTAAAGTCTATACCTGCCTGAATCAGAATCTGTTCTAATATAGGAAACTGAGCCTTATCGACCTTTGAGTAGCCCGATGTAAACCTATTAACAAACTGGTCTCGAACAAATTTTGCTTGTGCTTTCCTCACGCATATAAATGCGTAAAATTTAAGAGATTACCTGAGAAAATCCCTGTAAGCTTTAATATATGCTAAAGCATTTAAATACTCTAAGGCTGGTAATTGATATGCTTCGTTAAGCGAGATACGATAGTATTCTGCAACTTGTGTGGTGGTATATTGCCATCCATAATACTCAATAAATCTGCTAGAGCCTTTTCTGCCTCCGCTGTCCCCTTCGTTTCCATCTCCATTATCAAATAAGCCCTTGAAACCTCTATCCATATCCGATATACATGATAAAAAAAAACAATAGAATGATATACATCTATAAACCTAGCCTCTAGCATATCCTGAGCGTACTCTTCGTGCTTAGAAGCATCGTAGCTATCCTCCTTCCATCCTATTAAGGTTTTCTTCATAGGGACTATCATACTAGCAGCTAGCTTATGTAGGTTGCCTACCAAATCGGTCTGGAAGTGTTTGGATTCGATATACCTAGCAGCGTGTAGCTTACGTACATCATAAATACATTTGTATCTTTTTTTATTTACGTTAATATACTTTACAGGTTTTCCTTCTATATCCTTATTTAAAAAGTCCAGCCGTTTAGCT